CTCCAGAGCGAAGGTGACATTATCCTTAGCACGCTCCATGTTCTTGGCAGGGTTCATTGCTCCCTTGGCGACAGCCGCTTCATATTCTTGGTCGTTCAGCTTCTTCAACTTCTCCTGCTGATCTCTCAGGTTGGCGAACATGCCAGCGACTTGATTTACAGCATCCTCTTGGGAAGAAGCACCTGTGAAGTCCAGAAGGTTTTGTCCAGAGCCGAATGCAGGAATGGAAGCTGAGAAACGTCCTGCTTGGTAAATACCAGCCAAACGCTTAACCAAGTCCGTAATGGTCTGCCCACCCTTGCCTTGCAGACCATCGGCAAGCTGTGTCATCAGTTGGTCGAATGGGACTGGCTTCGTGTAGGTAGTTCCGTCTGGATTCGTTACCGTATCGAACGGCTTAACACCATATGGCTTCAACGCTTCAATGGCATCCTGAGCGTAAAGCCTGTTTGCCAGTGTTTTATTGAAGTTACCGATGTTTGCTCCAGTATTACCGGAGTTGTTTACCTCTGCCGCTGTGAGTAGTACAGCATTGTTCAGAGACGTTCCCCGTTGTTTCAAGGACGAACCTTCACGGACGAGTGCGTCCATGATGTCCTTTACCGTTGCCGCCGTAGTACTTGTGGCTACGAATAATGGCTTGGAAAGTTGATCTTGAAGCTGTTGGGCATGGATCTGGAACTGAGATAACACACCCTCCATAGCCTTCGCCAATTCCTCTGGATTGGTGCTATTGTCGAATGTACTGATCTGACCAAGGTTGTTCATAAACGTAGGCACGTCTTGCGGGTGCAGACGACGAGCGGCGATTGTTGTAGCCTTTACTGAGCCTTCGTAGTCGATTCCGTAGGTCGATGCCACATTGCGAGCGTAACTAAATAGACCGTTGGCCTGTTGTTGAGCAATGGCAGAGTTGAAGTTGCCTTTGCCGTCATCAGACTTAATCAGCATGTGGTTGTAAAGCTGAGTAAGTTCGGACTGGTTAGACTTGAATGCCGATAATGCTTCCATTACAGCGGCGATTGGCAGACCTACCGTAGAGCCTACGAAGATGTGGCGAAGGGTGTTCTCGAACGCCCCGCCAAGTCCGTGGCTATTGAAATAAGCATCACGACGAGCGTATGGGTCAAGCGTGGCCATGCTTTCCCTTGCCGTATCAGATGAACTGGATGCGGTACGCTGAGCAGGGGCCAGCTTATTCAGGGATGTTGTACGCTTGATCTGCTTAGGGGCCACGTAAACACTGTCAACCTCGTTCAACATGCTCTGGAACTGGAGGTCGATCTGCTCACGAATCTTCTTCACAATCGCATTGTTGACGCGGTTGATCTGATTAGTCATGTAAGATTGCAGACGAGGAGCGTAGGATACTTGAACAGCGTCTACAGCGGCGATCATTTCCTTGATCTCTTGACCAAGACCGCTGTTGATCTTTTTGTTGATGGACTGACCTAGCTTGTTGAAGTCCTCCTTCACCCGCAGAGCCGCCGCGTCACCCAAGCTGATCGTGCTAAGCTGTTGTTGAAGCTGGTCAACCGTCACCCCAAGCTGTGTGGCGAGTGCGTTTTGCAGACGCTTCTCCATGCTGGCAACCGGAATTTCTGCTTTCAATGCACCGCCAGTACCGATCTCCCTAGAGATGTTGGCCATATAGGTATTGAATACGTTGTCGATCTGACGAGTAACGCCTTGCACCTTCTGCTCTATGTCAGATAAGTTGCCAACGCTAACACCTTGAAGATTAACGTTCAAGGCATCTTTCAAACTAGACTTAATCTTGTTTACCATCTGTTGCAGATCGCGGCTAGTCAGACTCAGTTTTACGCCTGTAGTCTCCAGTTTTGGGTTAATCAGCTTCTTTACAAGCTGTTCCTTGATCTTGGACATGATGGTCTGAACAGTACCGGACTCCAGCTTCAACTGTGCAGATTGCAAGTCCTGTGCTGTGATAAGGTTCCCGCCGAACTTGCGTAGAGCATTGGCCATGTTCGACACTTGCGTCTTAATGATTTTGGCGATCTCTTTGTTGATCTCCTCGAAGTCGTCCTTAGTTACCGGAACCTTTCCAGACACGTAAACGTTAGGGTCAAGGTTAAGACGAATGTTCTTACCCATCTCGGACACAAACGCATTGACCTGATTCTCTACGGTCTGCATGATCTTGTTTACAGTTCCGCGTTGGATGGTCATAGGCTTACCGGACTTGTCCAGTAAAAACTTTTGCTGTTCAAGGCTTTGTGCAAATGTGTTCGGACTGCCAGCAGGACGCTTCATAGCTGTCGCGGCCATTTCAGACATGCCCGCAATGGATGTCTTCAATGCTGTAATTTTCTGCTCGATGCCACCGAATCTAGCATCTAATCCTCCGAGGGCTTCATTGAACTCCTTCAAATTAGCCAGAGATTGTTGAAAACTGACAACTACGTCTGTCTGTACACTTGGTATTCCATTGTTAGAAGTTGTCACAAAATCACCGCCCATATAAAAATTCCTGCCCCCTACGAAAGAGAGCAGGAAGCAATTTTACAGAATGCTTGCAAGCCAGTTCATATCCGCTGAATCGGCTACTTTATAGCCGTTCTCATAAGTAGCACCATTCTCGTCAGTGGTTACTACTGTCCCATCTGACGGTTCGGCCCCACCGCCGAAAATCGAAGCAAGTCCCATAGAATGAACTTTTACCGTAAAGTCTACATGCAGTCGGCACTGCTTTAGGTAGTAGTTAAGTTGAGGGATAGTCAAGCCCCAAACTTTATACTTATCGAATCCGCAGTAACGGGCCAACTGGAAGAAGATGTTAGACCAATCAAGAAAGGAGTTGTCGTCTACTATATCCTCCTTCCTGCTTACAGTGACTTTTTTAAGCCGTTAATACCGATCATGATGTCGATGATTTTCTTAGCCGTCTCGATGTCAACGTACTCGGCCAGATAGTCAGCATCAATATCCTTGTAGTAAGGTCTGAAAGCCATGAGCAGGACACTCATAAGGTTATCGAAGTTGTCGTTACCTTCTTCATCTTCAATCAGGTTAGAGATGATGACGGTAGCGTCAATAGTGTGCAGTTGCTTCATCAGCTTGCGTCCGTCTTTGAGGGAAAGTGCGGGAATGCGGTAGGTTCGGCCATCACGCAGACGAATCGTTTCATCTTCCTCGAAGAACACTTTCTCAATGAAGTCGGCTTCCTCTTGCGTCAGCTTATCCTGCTCTTTTTCAGGAGCCGCCGCTGGTGCTTCCGGTTTCGTTTCGCCGCTAGGAATAGAAAACTCACGATCACTCATTCAATACATCCCCCTTTAAATGTACCCCCATTTGAGTAGACCGGACGTAGAGAGGGGGATGCTCTACGTCCAGAAGGTGAGCCGTCAGGCTCAATTACCATCATAAGGAGCGTTGGACGCACATTATCACACAAACGTAAAAAGACTCCCCGAAGGGAGTCTTCATTGCACTGACGCACTAAAGCGTGAGTACATGTTAGCAGATGTCGGACAGGTTAGTGTTCGCCACTTCGTAACGCTTGATCGTTCCGAGTTTACCATCTGCACGCTCAGGGTCGATGACCGTCAGCGTTACGCTGTGAGTCGATGCTTGTTGACGCTGAGCATCAAGTACGAAGTTCGACTTCACGCGGCAAGTGTACAGTTCGATCTGGAACGCTTGGATGGAACCGTCCTTCTGCTCGAACGCACCGTCATGTACAACGGATACCGTCAGCGGGAAGTCACGAGTTGCGATGTCCAGAACATCAACCACTTCATAACGCTTGTAGTTGATGTAAACATCTTCGCCCTCTTGGTCAGCGTTGAATGTGATCGTACCGTCAGCACCAACTTGAACTTCAAGTGCATTCGGAGTACCGGATACTTTTTTCAGCAGTTTGTTCGTTTTCAAGGTACGAACAGCTACCGAAGAAGTTTCAACCAGTTGGCTTGCAAACGCCAGAGTTACTGTGCCGCCCGTTACTACGTGCTTTTCTTCCAGAACCCACACATAGCCGTCATCGCTTTGCTGGTCAACCGGAACAGCTACCGGAACGTATGCAGTTACTTTGGAACCAGCAGTCAGGCCAGCCGCCGCTTTGATTTTCAAAGTAGTACCAGTTACAGTAACATTGGCCGCATCAACAGCTACACCGTTAGACATGAGCACCTGTACCGCAGGGATTCCAGTACCAGTAGCAGGAGTTTCGTTAAGAGTCGTTTGAACGTCACCACTGCCGTCACCTACGTCAGCCAGAGTAAGGTTGGGGTCTGTTACGATGCGGTACGGAGCACCAGTTACGCCCTCTTTCAGCTTAGAGCCAAGCACCAGTCGAACCATGTTGAGGTCGAACTTAGCATCCTCAGCCGTGATGTCGATAGTCTTTTTGCGGAGCAAAGTATCCAGCGGTACGCTCGTGTCGCCGCCCTCGATGTCCACCATGTCAAGCTGGATGTCGAGACGCATGTTATTCAGAGTACCGAGCGTGATAAGTTCGTCACAGCCAGGAATTTTGGCCATGAATTTGCCCGCACCTTTAACCAGCATCTTCTTGTTTTTGTTGTTGCTGTCCTGAGCCATCTCAGTGTACCTCCTTAATTCTCCTCGATTCCGAGGGTGAATAAAATTTGTGTAAAGAACTTGTAAGTGTTCGTCAGGTCAGTGGATGCTTCCGCACATGTCACAAACCGTGATTGGAAAACACTTCCCTTAGATAGCCGTGGATACTGGTTGTCGAGTAAGTCCTTAATCCTGTCGGCTATATTGATCGCCAACTCCACGTCATCCGAAGTGTATATGTCAAAGTCAAAGACCGTGACATACTCCAAGGGATTCTCCCCGCGACTGCCCGGATTCGTGTAAAACGTAATGATCGGCAGATTCTCGGCGGCCAATCCCATCGGCTTTGACCGTTTTTGAATGTGGAGGTTGAAGTCCGTCATTGAGGAACCACTTGTTAGACCGAGATACGACTGAATCTGAGGGTCGAGTCTCAAAGTCTCGTGGATGACTGCATACAAGTCGGCTATGTTGAAACAACTCATAGCGTCACCTACTTCCTTATGCTTCGTATCCTAATATAAGCACCGATAGGTACACTTTTAACAGCATTGGAAATGTACCCATCGAGTTTAGGAAGTTCGGCTTTCAGAGAGTCACGAAAGAAGAAGTGCGGCTCGATTCGTTCGCCTATTTTCCCTTTCTTGTCCGGTAAAATCCTTGGTACGCCTTTCGTCTTTGAGAAGTGACGATTACCGCCTTGGTCAAACCATTCACCATACGGACGTTGATAGATGGGGGCACCTACAGACGCAGGACGGCCACTGTTCCAACCATCATAAGGAACGGCCCCCGAAGGTGGTTGCATCTTCTCGCCTGTACCGTACTCGTAGTAAACAGCTACAAATGATTGCGGCCCGCCGCCTACCTTGATCGACTGAACAACAGAATTAACCGTCTGCTCAGTAGCAATGTCAATCGAACTTACGATGGCGGCTTTGGCCTTCGGGTCTACTTCTCTAAACTGGATGGCTCCGATATGTGCAAGTAAACTTGCCTTTATATCGGTCTTGAACTTTTTCATCTCAGCGAATAGCTTGCGTTTCAAGTCCAAGTAGTACTTGTTCCAGTCAAAGTCAACATAGTCTCCCATATAATCACTTCCTTACGTCACGGCGTAGCTGTAAGACTACCATGTTCGGATATGTCAGGTAGTCCTTTGACAGAACTTTGAACTGTTCGTCATGTCCCCGCACAGTAATGGTAACTTGGTCAGTCTCCTTGATCGGCAGTGCTGGCAAGTAGCCCCTATACTCAGTCTCAGGCAAAATGCCAGCATCGTACTGCCGCAGTTCTGCCTTTATTTGATCTAGGTAGCAAGGTACGTTGGAAAACGTGTCAGTAAAACCGTTCTTCAAGTTGCCCCGCTCGTCGGCCACTAGACCTTGAGACTTGATGGACAGCGTGCTATTGCACTGCATCAATGCACATACCTTGGTCGGGTATCTTTGGTTTGTTGCATCCTTGTGCATACCGCTGACAACATAGGTATCATTCAGCTTACTGTCTAAGACTACATAGCCACTATCCACATCAAACTCCATCTGGAATATGCCCTCTTTGACATTCTCAAGCAAGATCAGGTTCGCTTGAGACTTCATACTCCGTCCTACGATGGCTACTGTATTAGATGTGACTATATCCGGTGTGTATTTCGTCACCGTGACCGGAACTCCGTACTTCAAGACGAACTTATTCATTACGGATTCCACTTATCATCGTAGTAGCGTGCAGACTGTGCTATGCCGATGAAGTCTACTTCAATCTTCCCGCCGTCTGCTCCGAGAGGGACAAGCAGTTGGTTGGCAGTCATTTCAAGCTGTACACCTAATGACATATAGTCAACGGGCTTCCTTTGCCATGATGTGTCGATTGCCTTGACAGTTACATCGACCCTCGACGGCATGGATGGGCACAACATGCTTGCGATCATATGGATAACCGCCAGCCTGATACGCTGTTTACTTGGGTCATCTGTAAAGTCAGCATAATTCGGCAAGATGTCTACGATCTGCAATTCAGCCACGTCAAATATGGCAGAATCCGTTATATCGTCATCGGGAAGTGTGATGTTGTCTACCCCGCCCAACAGCTTACGTACAGATACACATACCGTCTCGTCAGTGGGGTCTAAAATCAATGCCATGCGTTATCACTCCTTACATAATTTCTTGGATGTGAAGCACAGGCTGGCTTGCCGCCGTAAAGGAAATGATAGTAGCTCCCTCGAACACTTTTTCTTCGCCAGTCGCAATCCGGTGGTCAACGTGTCCGATCTTAGGGGTATCCGTATGAACATAGGCATCACCGTAACCCAAATTCTTGATCTTGACAGTAGCACCAGCAAAACGTACCAAATGGAAAGTGTTACGATGGATTGGAAGTTGAACTTTGGTCTCATAAATGACCTTGCCTTCAACATCTTCCTTCGGTTGCTCTACGGTATCCTGTGCCGTTTCATCCGTAGCCACTTCTGCCCCGCCCTCAACAGCCGTTTCAGCCGTTTCTACAGTCTCTTGCGGCTTCGGCTTTGCACCGCCACGTTTGCTAGTTGTTTGCTTTACTTCATCAGCCATGTTCACGTCATCCTTCCAAATAAATGTGAAAAAGGTGAGGTAGGCTTGGCCTAACCCCACCTTCTTAGGGAAACAGGAGGTCTTACTTATAGTTTATGCCGTTGTCGCCGGAATATACAGAATATTCTGATAATTTACCTCAGATTAAGAGGTAAACGGAACAACTACGTCCGGAAGAACTACGGCACTAACCGAGGAAACGACCTTCTGGCTGAACCATTCTTCGGACTCTACCCACAGAGTCTTGGACTCCTCGGAGTAGTATTCACGAGTCTTTTGGTTCCCGACAACGTTAGCTTGCGGGTTCGTCCATTGGAACGTGTACGCCGCCGAAATAACGTCACGGCCAGGAGCCTTCGGTAAGTGCATCAGGACTGCGTTGTTACCGAAGATGTAGTTCGTCAGGCCACCGTAGCCGATACGCTCTTGAGCCGAAGTACGGAAACGAGAGTTAGCGACGATCAGGTTTTCAATGCCGAACAGTTCCTTCATAGCCGCATCCGATACCAGTTCAGGCGAGATAAATCCAGCCAAGTGAACTTTCAGTTTCGGGTGGAACTTTAGCATGTTGTAAACAGGCTTGGAAAGAACCAGCGTGTTGAAATCCGGTGCACCAAGACGTTCTGCTTTCTCCTTGAGGATGAAAACGTCACGCATAGGGTCGGAGTTAACCAAGTCACTCCATTTGAAGAAGTGGCCGCTACTGTCACCAGTGTCCGTAAACGTTACCCGCAGATCGGAGTGGAAGTTGTTCGGGTTGGTCATCAGGTTGGCCGTTTGAATCTCTTTGTTGAGCAACAGCTTCGCCTTGACTTGCTTAGCGGCCATCTCTTTCAGAGAGCCGATACGTTCTTCGTCGGCGTTTGCAATTTCTTCGTCATACAGAGCGTAACGCTTGGCGTAGCCTGTGCAGAAGAAAGCGTCATCCGAGAAGCCTGTACGCATTTCAGAAGCCACGGTTCCCGGTGCCCGACGAAGATCGTCATCAGCAACCATGTGCGTTTGGTAATCGAATACCATGTAACGGTCAGATTGCTTATCCACTTCTACAACCGGAACGATCTGCTCAGCGATAAACTCTTGCGTATCGTTATACGATACAGAGATATTCGTCAGATACTGGTCGTAGTGAGTGTTTTTAATATTATGGCGAGGGGAAGTCGTCGGATTCGGGTTATTCAGAGTCGATGCGTCTGCCATTATTTACTCACTCCTTGTCTATACAAGAAATTAAACCGTATAGGTTTTCTTGTTAATCAGAATTTGTACGGACTGCCCAGCTTGAACGTTGTTCTGTGCTTCGCCAAGGACGTGTGCCTTAGTACCAGCCGCAAGTCCAGCCGCCCGCTTAATTTGACCGCCAGCCGCTACGATAACATCGTCACCGAACTGGATTGCTTCTGCGGCAGTTGCTTCAACAAGACGATCAAGTTGGACAGCGATAGTGGCACCGTCACGATCTTCGTATTGGTAAGTTACAATGCCTACAGGCGGTTGGTTGTCAACCATAGGTACTTCTACTTGGCGATCAGAACCAGCTACGTAAGTAACTGCTTGTTCCATGCCGACAGTCGTGTACGTTGCGTTCGCTTTGAAAGAGAACGGACGCTGAAAACCAGTGATATTTCCTGCCATTGTAGTAAACCTCCTTGTCCTTATTTAAGGTGTTTGGCCTTCAATTCCTCGAAGGCTTGCTTAGTCAGCTTCTCAAGGTCGCCGCCCTCAGCTTTATAACGGGCCATTGCAACGCGAGCCGCTTCTTGACGAACCTCGTCAATCGTCAGTTCGATTGTAGGAGAGTTGTCAGTGTCAACTTCCTTCTGGCTCAGACGAACTTCGTAAGCGGAAGCAAACTCAGCTTGCATAGCTTTCAGTTCTTCTTGAACTTCGGAAGGGCTTAGCGAACGAAGATATTTCTCAAATCGCTCAGCGTTGAAGTTATTGCCGCGTGCCTTGATGCCAGCTTTGACCGCTTGGCCAACCAAGTTCTCGGAGAACTCTTGAGCGAATTGTGCTTGAGCACTCAACGCATCAACTTGTCGCTCCAATTCGGCTACTCGTGCTAGTGCTTGATCTCTTTCGCCAGTCACTCTTTCAAACTCAGCAGTCGTTACAAACTTAGCTTCATCGAGAGTTCCAACAGCGAGAGCCACATCAGCCTGAGTACCGCCGCCTTCAACCTCAGCCGCAGTTTCAGCTTGTTCTACCGTTTCGGGTGCTTCGGCTTGTTCGCCAGCTTCCGCTCAAGCTTCAACCGGAGTTTCGGTAGCTTCTGCACCAGCTTCTACTTGACTTTCAGCAGTAGCGGTATCAGTAGCTTCGGTAGTCCCTGCTTCAACAGTAGCTGGAGTTTGCTCAGCATTAGACATGCTTTCACGCTCCTCGCAGTACTTTTTATAGTCCCTACTCTCACTTGTAGAGGTAAAGACTTCCATTTTGCCTTTCGAGAGATAACAGAAAATCTCTGCACCTTTCGGTAAACTTTTGAAGTCAGTTACATTATAGAGAGTCTTTTCGCCCTGCTTAACACCCTCTTGTAAAGTAGCCGAACCTTCGCCAGAATCCACCGAATAATTGGCTCTTTGGATGGTCGCACGATTCACGGCCCCCGCATAAACAAGCGAGTTTTCAATGCCTTCGCCGCCGTCAGCCATGACATCACAGCGTTTCATTTCACCGTCAACATCGTACTCGAAGCCAGGAATGTGATAGCAATTTTCCCAATCACTTAGGCTGTGATTACAAATGGAGCACTTAGGGTCATCAATGGAGAAGCCAATAGAAGTGTCGAACGTGTGTCCCACTTCGATGTGATTGGCAATGTCCTGAGTGGTCATGCCGCCAATCTCAGTCTTGAGAGGAACCTTGTTGCCCTCTGCATCCTCGACATATGTAACCATGTAGTGGTCAATATACAAGGTGTTTACTTGCTCGTTCTTCACATCATCTACTTGCAGTTCGGCATCGAATGTGCGGCCAAACGGAAGTCGGCTGGAATCGTGAGAAGCAAGTACGCCTACGCCAGTCTGATAATCCTTCTCTAGCTTCTTGAGCATCTTGTCGGTCATACGGATGTAGTAGTCAGAGAACCAACTTCTCCGATGAACTGGAAGCGTGTCAGCGGCCAATGTGCGGAATACGTAGACTTGATCTTCTTTCAGTGGAACCTGAGAGAACTTATCATTAATCTTCTTGAGTTGAGCACTTGTTGCCTTCGGCATTTAGTTACCTCCCTCCTTAAAAGCCTAGTCACTGAACAATATAGGACTAGGCCCAAGGTTATTAACAGAATTAGGAACTTTTGTTGCTGTCGGAACTCTTAGGGTCGGACGGCTTTCTCTCGTCAGGTGCCCCCGCTGGCTGTTTGACACCGAGCATCTCCTTGTCAGGCTCACCCTTAGCTGGCTTTCCAGTAATCTCCTTGGAAGCATCATCATTGTCGTACCAGCCATTATTACGCTTGGCGGCGGCATTGGCGATCTGTACTTGTTCAAAGTTGGCTTGTTCAAGTTCGGTACGAATCTCGATGTCATCGAACTCGAAGAACACGTAGCCTTGCATACCTTTCATGTTGAGGTACTTTGTCAAAGCACGAGACAGTACACTCTCAATCAGTTTTTGAATCTTCTTGACCGATTGCATGAACAGTTTGATCTCCAGCTTGGCATACTGCTCCGTCTGTCCGGTGCTTCGCCGCCCCATTAGAGTGGAATACTGTTTCAACGCACCGAGCATCTGCGTGTCAATGACCGCCATAATACCTTGTGGGTCAAACATGGCCTTGCCATTCTCAACCATGTCAACCTCTACGGAATCGTAGTGCACGTATGCCGCATCAGGGTCGAGTTTACTGTACATCGTGATGATCTCGTTCAGCCTGTCATTCAGCCATTGTTGCTTGGCTTTCTCGTTGTTACGGATGTTAACAGGCATCCGACGAAGTAAAACTTCCTCTACGATCTTGATGTCAACCTTGCCGTACCCTTGGTTATGCACAACCATTTTCAAGTCAGCCATTACTTGCATCTGGAATGCGATAGCTTGGATGGCTGAAATAAACGGTGTCGTGCCGTAGGGGTCTCGTGCCGTCTCGTCTAAACCCTCATGGAAGAACGTTGGCACATCAAGGTCAATATCGAACTGGAACGGCTTGATACGGCCTTCCTCGACCTCGAAGAACACTGTCTCAGGGTCTACTGTTGTGAAGTAAAGAACGTCATCCAAATCGGCTGTCAGAACCATCTCCAGCGACACGGCCCCGCGAATCAAGATCATGTCGATCAGTTCGCCAATCAGTTTGTCAACGCTCTGAGACTTCTCGAACCCGTTCTTAGTCCCTGTGTAAAAGTCCAACCCACGGAGGAAGCTGTCGATAAGAAGCTGTCCTGACTTGTGCTCCGTCTCTCCGTCGAGCAAAGTAACCTTAGCCTTGTAGCTGTTGTTTCCGAGGATTTTGAAATTCCAGACCGCCTGAGAAACGTCAGGGTGGTTGTATTTCAAAATCTCTAACAGCTTCCGGTAAGGGATGGTCTTGAAATGGTAATCCTGCAACCGGATGTACTTATTGAACCGTCCGAGTAATCCGGTAACAGGTGCCGAATACGTCCAAGAACCACCGAAGGTGTTTACCGTTCCGTTCTGATAAGGCATATTAGCGGGGTCAGTGATAATAGGTTCCGTTACGCCAGCCGCCCCGAAACTATCCCTAAACCCTTTCCAAGCGTTCTTAAATCCTTGGATTAAGCCCAAACTTCTCACCACCTACAAATCAGACTATAGATCATTATAGTGCGAATATTCTGACATTTTAGCTTACAAGAGGTCGGCGGCAAGGTCAGCAACCGTAGAACGTTCGCTCTTGGGTAGTGTGACGTGACCTGTAACACTAAGGTCTTTCAGACGCTCAGTAACGTATGTCAGACCGTTGCTGAAAGCATCCACGAAGCGATTGTCGATCTGTTGCGGGTCTCCGAGTAAAACGACCTTCGAGCCTTCACCGAGTCGCGTGATAATGGTCTTTGCCCCATGCTTGGACAGATTCTGTGCTTCGTCAACGATGATGAACGTGTTATTGAGAGAGCGGCCCCGCATAAAACCGATGTGGGCGAACGAGATAATGCCCTCGTACCCCATCAGAATTTTGTCAAGGTCTTTACGTGTTTTGCAGTTGAACAGCACTTCCAGATTGTCCTTAGCTGGCTCCATGTGCGGGGCCAGCTTATCGTCGGACTCGCCAGGAAGGAAGCCAATTTCAAATTCATTCTCTAGTGGCGGCTTCATGTACATTACCTTGTTGTAGAACTTTTCATCGAGAGTCTGTGCCAGTCCCGCCGCTAACGCTTCTAGCGTCTTCCCTGAGCCAGCTTTGCCTTGAAGGGTGACAATTGGTACGTTCTTGTCCATAAGCAGGTTCAGAGCCATCTCCTGCTGTTGGTTACGCGGTGAAATGCCCCACACGCCATCCATGTACGGATATGTCTTAACAAGACGCTGGCCGACCCTGCGAGACAAACAAAATCCGTTCAGAATAAAGAAATGATTATCAGGGTACCCCAACGTCTCAGGAACCGAGTTAATGTCAATAGAGTGTGCCGCTTTCAGCTTGGCCACGAGTTCGGAATCTACCGCGATGCTCGTATATCCGGTATATACTTCATCATGATTGGCGATCACTCGATCATTGCGGAAACTTTCAGCCGTAACGTAGTCATCGGCCCGCACACGAACCAGCGTGTCGTTGGACACAAGAACTACATCATGCCCTTCATTCTGCAACTCAAGTGCAGTTGCGATAATCATATTATCGTTTGTGATCTCTCCGAGATCGCCGTAAACTTGGGAAGATACCGGAGCATTGCGGGTAACCAGCGTGCCGCCGCTCTCAAGCTGAACACCGTTGCGGAGCCGCCCCTTTGAGCGGAGTTCGTCAAGCAGTTTGCTAAACTGTCGAGCGTGATACCCTACTTCGTCATTCCGAACTTTGTTATGGTCAACTTCGGATAAAACAACTGTCGGGATTACGACAACGTTATCCTCGAACGCGAGGACATTCCGAAAATCATTAAAGATTATACAGGTATCAAGTACAAACGTTTTCGACATATCAGCAACCCCCACAAGGCTGTAAAGCCTTCGTATTCTTGTACGTACATAGTATAAGTAAGAAAGTCGAAAGATCACCCGCACAGCGGAATAGCCCTCGACAACGTGGTTGGCGAGAAAGACTTTCTATTCTTAATCTTTTTACTTTCTTTACTTAATACTTATTATTATTAGGGTGTCGAAAACGACACTTCATGAAGTGACGAAAACGACACTTCACTTTTGATGTGAAGTGACGAAAACGACACTTCACTTTGACCTTCTTTGACCAAAGGTATGTGCAGATGCCACGCGGGAATTGTTTACCACCTGTCGTGCCATTTTGCATTAAGGCAACAATGTTATCTTGGTGCAAAAACATTCATTGTTTACTTGAGTGAACATTGTTGCTTTAATGCAACTTTACATCGGACGATGCACTCCCATCATGACAGGCATTGCCCAATTCGTGATCTCCTCGGCTTCGTCGGTGGCACATAAAAACACGCTGGCTACACGAGCATCACAGGTATCCTTACCCCTGTGCTTTTCGTGGTCAATCTTAGTCCCGTTTACTAGCAGAATGTGCTTCATGTCGGAATTAGCTTCCTCGATGTCGAGCAACTCCAGATGGCTGGTGTACGCAAGGTTCTTGAACTGAGTGTAAAGTTGAATCTGGAACGGGTTGGAGAACACTTTATCTTCTGCTTCCGTACCCAATTCAAGAAGTTTCTGCGTCATGGCACCGGAGTTGAACTTATCACTCAAGGACTTCTTCACGAACACACGCTCACAGATTGCTTCTACGATGTCAATTACATTCTGGACGCTTACCGGAATACGGTGCTTTTTGTCAGGCTTCCACTCGATCAGCAAATCCTCTACAGGCTTGTTACGAGCCTTCTCAACCGCTTCCCCGCCCTCAAGAACTTCTTCGTAAAATACCTCAGCGTGCGTCAGCGACAGTGTATAGGAGTCACTTTCAATACCACCGTCAAGTCCCAAGTAATATGTTCTGGACGAATCCAATTCCAACGTTTCCTTGAACAGTTCGACATTGTACCCGACGAAGTGGCGTTCTTCTCCGTTGTCCAGCACGTTTGTTACTGTGATGTCCTCTAAGACGCATTTGTTCTCCTTTCCAGCTTTCACGCAGTCGTCAATTCGCTCTGGATACTGGAAGAAGCCGCCCCGCTGTGCTGGTGGGACGCACTCGTAACGCATCTTCGCACCTTCGGGGTCTTTATCATAGTCCATGTTCAAGTCGTCACGATTGATGTTCGTGTTTACTTCCCAAGAAGCCCCGCGAGAGGACATGACCTCTGGAAACTCGTCATTCTGGCCTTGGTTGTACTTGAACATCATAAAATCTTCTGCCGAACGCGGGAAGGAGATAAACAGGAGGAGTGCCCGCTTACCGTAACGCGACATGGCCGACGAGCGGATAGTATCATAGGCAAACTCTGCCAAATTGTACTCGAAATCACCCACTTCATCGAATATCCCGACTAGAGGGTTAAATCCCTCGAAGCTGGCGGCTTCTGAGTGACCGGAGAAGGCCCGAATGTTGTTGTAGAACACAATGGTATCTTTCTTCTCCTGATACTCGTTATAGGTAATAGGCTCTCTATCGACCTTCTTGAACCATGTGCAGGACTTTAGACGAGCCTTCAACTTGGTGAAGAATACATTTTCCGCTTGCTTCGCGTTCTTCGCCAAGTTAATAATGTCGATCGGTTCGCCCTGACCGAAGCCAAAGTACTTCTGCGGGTTGTTCATGCAGTTCAATCGGTAAGGCACATATGCGACAATGCCGGAAATAATAAAGTCCTTACCCGAACCCTTACCCCACATAGCTGCTACTTCTGTTACGAGTTTCAGCTTGTGCCCCTCCGGTAATTCATCCTTGGCTAGAATCTGTTCTACAGTATCTAAAAGTTCCGTCTGTAGGCCAGGAAATGGAGATTCGCCCAAATACTCCTTGAAGAACTGGACGAGACCTACAGGCTCCTCCCGCCATAGTCCTTCGGAGCGATCTGCCGACTCTGCCATGCCAAGGACTTCATCAAAAAGTCCACTGAGCAAGTCAGACATTATTCATCTTCCTCCTCGTATCCGTCCTCTGGAATCTCTACCAGTGCGTATCCCAAGTCTTCCATCAGCCGCTGAATGCCCTCCATAGAGTAGATGTCATTAACATCCTCTATCGTGTATCCAGCGTCATTTAGCTCTTGCATGGGAACCCACATGTCGATAGTGATTCCATCCTTTTCAGCAGAAGCTGTTATATGTGCCATCTCAACACCTTCCCCGCCGTCAGAAAGTGTCTGCTGAATGATAGAATGGATATTGCTTTCAGGGTCAAGCATGGTAGAAAAGTTCCCGTAGTAGCAGTCTCGGCACAGTGGTTCGTAGTCATCAAGATCGCCAATTTTGATGTCGCCATCCTTGTCACCATGTTTGTAGTTACTGACGCGGGCCACAGAACCGCACTTACCGCACTGAATTTTTAATTTCAGTACTTCGTCGGCGTGGGCAAGAACAGTGCCAATTTGCCCGAATGTCTTATTGTCTGAGGTTACATCAAGGCCGAACAGCCACACATCTACGCCGACCATAGCCATAGCTTCGAGAATTACTCCGAGGTCTTTGTCAGTAAAAAGCTGAATCTCGTCTACCATAACGATGTCACAGGTCTGCACAAAGTCGTCATGTGCGATCTCTGCAAGGCTCATGACTGGCAAGCATGGACAGTACGTGCCGTCGCGGGCCGCAATCTTGTGCTTATCTACCCCTCGTGCACCATCAGCGTGCTGAAAAGCTATAACTTTCTTGCCAGCCGCCATGAATTGATGGAATAAAGCGACAAGTGCTTTAGACTTGCCGCTACCCATCGGGCCAACAACTGCCGTAACCCTGCCGTTGCGAACATTCATCTTAGAATCCCCCTTTTAGCAGTTCGTTGACGATGTGATTGGATTCACGCTTGCCTTTCATCTTTGCAATGAAGGATTTCAAGGCTTCCGGTGAAACCTCTTGGAGCGTTTTTACGACTTCTATCAGGAATTGGCGAACAATATCCATGTCGTAAACCTCTTTGTGGATGTTTTCGATCTGCTTCAAGGTTTCACGGAGTTCGCTGGTAATGGCCTTGTATGCTGTAGCATTCGGTAGTTTGCCTTCGCTGAAAGCATCTTCTTCCATTGCTTCAATCATGAACTGGAATCGTCCAGCCATGTCTTTCAGCGTACCCAACATGTCGAACTCGGCACCCTCAAGCACCATCTTCCGCATATGTGCTCTATTCGCCAGAAGAATCTCCCTACGAATTTCAGGATACGAGCGTGCGAATACGGCCACGTTTTCGGAAGTAATTTGCTCGTCAGGCGGGCACTTGCCCATAGCATTCAGTTCGTCAGCAATCTGCTGATATGTCATCTTAGGCTGAACCTTGAGCAGATCAATAGCTTCCTGTATAAGACCGTACTGTTCGATCTTGCTCGTTCGCCCAGAGCCACGAGGTACTAAGCGTTTTTCCTCTTTACTCATAGTCGTACTCACCTTCTTGCTCCATTAGTTGCTCGATCATCTCGTCAATGACGGCTGTAATTTCACCGTTATACTTGGAGTCACTATCTGCGATAGTTTGCAGAAATGCCTTCTTTTCCGGTGTGGTTCGGATGTAAAGACGTTCAGACTTAGCCATTTCTCTTATCCTCCTCGATGATCTCTGCGGTCAGGCCGAACGCGGGAACGACAACCGGAATGAAATATTTCAGGAAGTAGTCCGTCTTGGCTTGATTGATTACCGGAGGTTTGCCGTTCTCATAAATAATCAGATTGTCGCCCAAGCTGGCACGAATATACTTTAACTGCCCCTTAAAGATATGGAATTGGGTATTGATGTTATGGTCAATTTCAGTGCGGAGGGGTTCGTCTCCCCAAATCCGCACATGACCAAGTTTCTCGCCTTCGTTATCTATGAAAACCTCAAGACCTTTGGCATCCGTAAGTTTAAGAATCACTTGTAAATCCCCCTTATGTTAATTGGTGCATCCCGTCAACATACTTCTTCATGAACGCATATCGCTTAGGGAACTTGTCCATCAAGAAACGCGGATTGATGATGTACATGCGGTGTGCTTCGGCAAAGTCCTCTGCTGGATTGAAGTTACCATAGTCAGAAACTGCCGCTTCCCCGCCGCGATCATTAAGTTGTCCTGGCTGAGTCTTTGGCATATGTGAATCGTTTATACCATTCCACTTCGCAATATCCAGCCATTCCTGCATCTCATGAAGCGTAGTTCCGTAGAAGTCTTTACCGTAATATGCCGTTGCGTGTCCGATCTCATGAATAGCGACCTCGGCACCGACATATGGCTGGTAGTCGTTCTCGTCAAACGTTGGCAGATAGTAGTCGGTGTAAAGAGTCCCTGACTGCCCCCACTGCTGTCCAGCAGGAATGATGTAATCGTATGGACGGTGGGCCAGAGCCGCTGACATTGGGTATTGAAGCAACTGCGGTTCAAAGTTAATGTAACTATTGAACTGAGGTACAGAAGGTGCATCAGCCGCAAATGCTCCTGTAATGCTTCCATTCTCGTCGGCCATCACATCGTTAAAGTCAATCCAGTCGTAGGTGAACGTCTTGGTCAATGCCACCAACTGGCCCATCTTATCGAGAATGTCGCCGCTCAAGAAACCTGTTGCTGGCGAGTACATGTAGCACAGTTTCTTGATTACCCAAGTTGCATAAATACTTCCTTTTTGTAGATCAGTAAGGCATGACAGGTTCGTATCGGCCCACGATTTAAAATCAGTCCAACTTGTTTGTGGAATCGTGATAGTACCGGAGTACACGGCCTGAGAAAACTTGAACAGGAACTTGTGGAAGTCAACAATGTTTGGGATAATGCTTTTGTTGTAGGGAGAGCCGAACAACGTCATCCATTGGTTCTTACCCTCCCAAAACGTGGTAGGAACGCCGAAAGCTGAGCAGTCTCGCCGTCCAGTCCAGAATGTGGTGTCAATGCTACTGGCCTGTAACGAATTATCGCAGAAGTACTTTATGCCACTGGATGTCGGTGTTGGTGTAGTACCTCCTGTATTACCTGTGCCACCACTTGTCGTAGTCGTACCACTGTCTCCACAACCACATGGGTCTGGATGTAATGGAATATCCATAGCGACTGTTTTGGAATTAGAGCCGTGACCTTCAACTGTAGTCCAGTCCTCTGTACGAGTTACGCCAGCTATCTTCCTTACAGGTTTGTCTGAATCATCGACTTCCCATAAAATAGCTTCATACTCGTAAAGCTGTCCGGTTGTATACCATACAGTCCACGCATCAGAGCCTGTCGATCTAGTTGAAGAAGGGCCGAACCACTTACCGCCATTGCCGTCATCAACCGCATCAGTAGGCCAGCTTATATTACAGGTTCCTTGAGTCATTTTGACATTCAGCCTTACTTTCTTGGCGTAGTCATCCTTCTTCCAGTTAAACCCTACCCAATCTCCGTACTCTACGTTACCCTCCCCTGACAGCGTGACAAATGGTATGTTAGGCGGGGCGATCTGAATAAAGTCAGATACATTTCTATTGAATCCGAATAATGAGCCTGACCCTTGCTTACCTAGTGCTGGAAATATTCTCAGGGGAAGGGCATATCCCATCTCTTTAATAGTCCGTTGGTTCGGATTTCCCAACATTAACCCACCACGTATCGCCGCAGGGTTGGTATCAGGGGCACCAGTGTTAATGCTCCAAGAAGGGTATCCTGTATTAGAGTCAAGTGTCCCAACGTTGTACGAGAATCCCACGAACCTGTTGGCCCAATTGACACCTGACATTGAGCCGTCACCAGCTACCCACTCGATTCCAACTCCGAAGATGTGGCCCCACTCTGTTTCGTAGAACGGGTCTCTGTTCGGCACTTCCTTTACGTACATGCCAATCCCTTGTACCGCATTGAATTGGTCAGAGCCGCCAGCATAGTTGAATGGAGAGTACCAATGTATGTTGATGGTCTCTCCCTCCATCGTCTTTAGATCGAACCCTTTTGTAAGAGAGTCCTTAGTAACCGGACATCCTACGATCAATTCAATAGGAATCTTGGTCATGACACCGGATGGGTGCATAGGATTGCCTTCGTATGTTGGTGAAATCTCATAGATGATTACATTCTTTACGCAAACCCTCTGTCCAACCGGACTGGTAGGCTGTTCGGTCGGCGTGATAGGGTAAGGGGTAGGGGCTACGTAAGTGCTATCAGGGATAGATAATCTATCCCATGCACCCAATTTCTTGTTACCCCTGTTGCGTTTTACTCCTCCTGCCATTGGTCAACCTCCTTACTGAAATGTCCCTGTTGCGGGAATAGCCTTGATCTTACTTGCAAATGCCTTGTTCTTTACGTCATAATCCAGAACCCATACACTTGACCTTCCCCCGCTCAACATTCCAGCAGGAATTGTATAGCTCTTGATTACGGCCCCCGCATTGTCTATGACTTCGACAACCGGATTCTCCGTCAGAACGTTGCCGTTGTAGTTGTTGACCTGAATAGAGATGACAGATGAAGCGAAGTCTAAGATAGAAATGACTTCTGGCTGATCTTTGTAACCTGTTGGGCCGTGTGACGTATAGTCATGATCTAGCCAGATAGTACCAGCGGATTCCGTGTACTTTGGATGGGCATACATGACATCTTTTGTCTTGTCATGGTCTACGAATCCATACAAGTCCAAATCTGTTGGCGAGTTGTCCTGCCACCTGAGAAGGAACGCCACATCATATTGGTGCGAAATATCCACTGGAGGTTGTGCTGGTGCTGGTGGCGGCGGTGGCGGTGGAGTAGAGAATGAAGCCAAGTTCGTAGAACATATAGTGAGTCCTGTTGTATCGAACTTGAATAACGCATAGTCATTCGTCACGCCTAACGCTACGTGCGGGCTACTGCCATTTGCTAGACTCTTATCTCCCATAATGAGGTTGGGGTTGGACATCTGTGCGTAAGACTTCGTGAGAACGTCAGAAATCCATAGCTTAGTGCCGTCAGACATCACAAGGTCTATTCCTATCAAGTCAGTGTACGGAGCCGTACCAGCCAGTTTCTGTGCGTCTGAGCCTGTATATGCTTTGTTAAGTAGCTCTACTCCAACATCGGTTCCCATCTTGACCAGCTTGACAAAGTACTTACAGGCTGTAGGCGAAGCTACATCTGCACCAGCCAAGAAGTCTGAACGATTGACCGTGACCGTCACTATGTTCCCGTTCAACCATTCGTAGATATGGATGGTCTGATAATCTGTACAGGACGGTGGCGGCGGGTCGTGTGGAATGACCGGAGGGTCAATCTTAGGAGTAGGTTCAAGCGGCATGGGTTGTAATGGAATCGTCCTTGGCACGTCCAACCTTCCATCATTGTCTGCCCCCTTGAAGTTGCCACAGTTACTCTTAAAGCCAATCAGCTTTTGATAGAGCGTATCTTGATCGTCAAAATCCCATTCGACGTTGACTTGAGACTTGAAGATGTCGTTACAAATCATGTCCGACCATGCTACTACCAACGATCTCCTTGCATCGCTTGGCAAATCATCCCATAGCGGCTCGTTTCCGGTGCGTGGTAACGGGGTCGGGTCAATGACTTGAACCTCCATGTAAACTCCAATGCTGTTCACGTTGTAGACCGTAACTGTAGACGCTTGAGCATCAACCGTGTAATTAAAGTTCAAGGTCTTGTCCGGTAAGGAAAGAAGGACAGCTTTACCGACTAGGTTGATTCCCAAGTTGATGATAAAGTGTCCTTCTGGCGTGATACTGTTCGATATGACGGAGTAAACCCTTTTGTTCTTGTATGGAGGTTTAACACGCTTCTTGCCATCAGGGTCAACGTAGGTAATGAGTTCGACTATTCGGGGGTCAAGAAACTCCATAAACCCACTCCTTATCGAATCCAGTTAACCTCGATTCCTTTGCTACTCCTTGTGCCACTGAGAGTTACTACTGCTTGGCTTGGATATGATTCCTCGTAGCCCCCGCGTTTCGCATACTCAGCAGTGTTCAAGATTGTGTTGCCGCAGATCATCCAACGCATTTCTTCCCTAACCTTCTTGTTGTAAGGGTCAACCGCGTATCTCTTGATAGGCTTGGCAAACTCTTTGTGCCAATGGCCGCAGTACATGATGTGCGTATCAGACTTCCAAAGTTGCTTCATGTTTCTCTCGACAGAAGCTATCGTGCCGCCACCACCAGTACCGTGGTGCATGTTTACCGTGTAAAGGCATTTATTCCAAGAGAAACCGACTACTCCTTGGGAGCCGAGGTACTTGTCTTGGACACCAAGATAACGGCAGATCATCTCTACCACGTC